ACTGCTGACCTTTCTAAACTAGCACAATCGTATGGCATTGAGATAGAGTTCTTCTATCTTTTCAATGAATCATTAATTACAAGAGCAAGAAACTATTGTGTAGATGAATTTCTCAGACACGAGAGATTTACACATCTTATGTTTATTGATTCTGATATTGGATTTAATCCAGATGATATACTTACATTAGCGGCAATAGCCGAACCAGAAAGTGATAAACAAATAGTATGTGGTCCTTATCCTAAAAAGTGTATCTCATGGGAAAAAGTTAAAGTTGCAGTAGATAAAGGATATGGTGATGAAAATCCACAAGCATTAGCAGATTATGTAGGTGATTATGTTTTTAATCCAGCAAGTGGAAAAAATCAAATTAGAATAGATGAAGTAGCTGAAGTGATGGAAGGCGGAACTGGATTTATGATGATACAACGTTCTGCTTTTGAACAATATGAAAAAGCATATCCAGAGTTTCATTATTTACCAGACCATGTTCGTAGTGAACACTTTGATGGTACAAGAGAGATAATGGCATACTTTGATTGTGTTATCTGTCCAGATACTAAACGTTATCTTTCAGAAGATTATATGTTTTGTCAATGGGCCAGAAATGCGGGTATTAAAGTATGGATGGCTCCTTGGATGCGGTTAACCCACATGGGTTCTTATACATTCGGAGGTTCTTTAGAGGCATTAGCAAAATGCAACGTATCTGCTACTGCTGACCCAAATGAAAAATTGAAATAGTTGAAGGAGTTTTTATATTATGAATGAGTTATGGGTAGAGAAGTATAGACCTTCTCGAATTGAAGATTGCGTATTACCAGATGATTTAAAACAAACTTTCTCCAAGTTTGTAAAAGACCAATATATTCCCAATTTATTATTGACAGGTGGACCTGGTGTCGGTAAAACGACTGTGGCACGTGCTATGTTGAACGAATGTGACTTAGACTATATTTTGATAAACGGTTCAATGGAGGGCAATATAGACACTCTCAGAGTCAAAATAAAGCACTTTGCATCAACAGTTTCATTGACAGGTTCACGTAAGTATGTGATACTTGACGAGGCAGATTACCTCAATCCACAATCAACACAACCTGCCTTGAGAAACTTCATGGAAGAATATAGTAAGAATTGTGGATTTATATTGACTTGTAATTTCAAGAATAGAATTATTGAACCATTACATTCCAGATGTTCAGTCGTAGATTTTAAAATAGATGCAAATGTCAAAGCAACAATGGCAACTAGATTCATGGACAGGGCTGAATATATACTGAACGAAGAAAGTATACCATTTGAGAAACAAGCATTAGCAGACTTGATAACAAAACATTTTCCAGATTGGAGACGAGTTATCAATGAATTACAAACGTATTCTACTGCGGGTAAAATAGATTCTGGTATTCTTATTAATTTCGCTGAAGAAAACTTTAAAGAATTGATTACAGCTTTAAAGAATAAAAACTTCAATGATATGAGAAAGTGGGTTGGTAAGAATAGTGATATTGAACCCGACTCAATCTTTAGACGATTATTTGATGTAAGTTCATTAATGATGAATGAACAAAGTATTCCACAGTTAGTACTTCACATTGCCGACTATCAATACAAGTCTGCGTTTGTTGCAGACCATGAAGTTAATTTAGTTGCTTGTCTTACAGAGATAATGGCTGATTGTGAATTTAAATGAATCCATTTGACTATGTAAACGCAATCAATAAAGGTAAAGACATCATGTCCAATACGGACAATGATGAATTAGCTGAAAAAGGTTATAATGCGTTTATGACTAACAAATCATTTTCATATTTCAGAGATACGATTATCGTAGCAAATGAGATGAATATACGGCATTTTCTCGACAATAAGCTACAATACTCCTTTTTCATAAATACTATAAGACCTAAGAGAAGATGGAGTAGATGGTCGAAACCCGAACATCATGCAGACCTGGAGGCTATTGTTGAATATTTTGGATATAGTTACGAAAAGGCAAAGCAAGTTGTCGATATCTTATCTGATGATGATTTGAAGAATATAAAAAGAAAAATAACAAAAGGTGGATTGAAAAAATGAGTATCGACATTAATAGTTTAGTCGAAATAACTCTTACAAATGCAGATGATTTTTTAAAAGTACGTGAAACACTAACAAGAATAGGTGTAGCATCTAAGAAAGAAAAAACATTGTATCAGTCATGTCATATATTACATAAACAAGGCAGATATTATATTGTACATTTTAAAGAATTATTCGCACTAGATGGCAAGCCCTCTAATATAACTGAGAGTGATGTTGCTCGAAGAAACACGATAATCAAATTATTGAAGGAATGGGAATTGGTTGAGATTCTTCAACCAGATTTAATTGAAAATCCCGTTGCTCCAATATCACAAATAAAAGTACTCCCATTTAAAGATAAAGACGAGTGGGAACTTACCGCAAAATACAACATTGGAAAGAAAAAGTCCATAAGTGATTGATTTTTATTTAAAAAAAAATACTTGACAAACATGATATTGTTTAGTATAATGGTGTTATAGTGATAAAAATAAGAAAAAAAGAGTATCGAAGGCATATAACACAAAAGTCGTATGTGCTTGAATATTCTAGTATTAAGAAAGATTTAGGACTTGAACCAGAAGAATTTGTAGCTAAGTTGAATAATAAAGACGAAACAGTTCTTAATTATTTAAATAAAATGGAGAAGAAAAGAAGTATACCGATAAATTGTTTGGTAGCAAATGGTGCACCAGACTCATCGGATTATATAATTGAATTTGAACAGCGAGATATTTCTTGACAAAGGGTTACGACCATACTTCTCCTTTCTTAAACCCTTTGGACTTTGTTTGCTAGTTTCTTCACTCGTAACGAAACTAGACTGATTTCTTAGTGAAACGTAGCAATGCGTTAAATTGCATTTTTTTTAATATTGATGAGGAAATTTATGATGACTACATCAGCAAAGGTTCTTAGAGCCTTACAAAATGGCAAAAGCCTAACTACTGCTCAAGTAGCTAAACTAGGTGCGGCCAACCCAACCGCTTTGATTTCTGCATTACGCAGACAAGGTTATGCAATATATCGTAACAGCAGAGTAGGAAAAGCTAACACTTTTCGTTTAGGTACTCCGACCCGTTCGATTGTTGCGGCTGGTATCTCAGCAGTTGGAATGTAAAAGTATATACGTATATACTGAAAAAAAAGACGGGAGTTCGCTCCCGTTTTTATAAATAGTAATGAGAATTGCCTTAGGGGATTCTCGAAACTACCTTGCTAATTTTTAAATAGGAGGAATAAATCATGGTAGACTTAAACTTAACCAAATTAGACCCATTCTTTGTGGGTTTCGACCGTATGTTTACAACCTTAGACGAACAAGTCAATAGAGGTTATAACGTACCATCTTATCCGCCTTATAACATCATAAAACTTGGTGAATTAAGGCACGTTATTGAAGTAGCTGTCGCAGGCTTTACTAAAGAGGATATTGATATAACGTTACAAGAAGGCAAATTATCTATTGTGGGGGTACACCCAGAAGTTAGGAATCAAACTGGTAATGAATGTGATAATTTTGTCTATAAAGGTATTGCTGAACGCAATTTTGAACGCACTTTTACTTTAGCTGATACAGTTGTAGTAAAATCTGCTGAACTTGAACATGGCGTGTTAAAAATTTATTTAGAGAATGAACTTCCAGAGGAAAAGAAACCTAAGAAGATTTCAATTAAATAATCTGATAACATAAATACTAATAGGGAGTCGCAAGACTCCCTCTAAAAAGCTACTTTTTAATAGCTTAACAATAAGGAAGAGTAAAACAATGAAGACTTTGATTAATTCTATATTATGTCTTTGTTTATTCTCAATATCTGCATTCGCTGAACATTCTAATCCATTAAGTGCTAACTTTGCACTATCTTCGGATTATATGTATCGTGGTCAATCTCAAACAGGAAATCTACCAGCAATCTCTGGTGGTTTAGATTATGAGATGGGTCCTTGGTATGCAGGTGTTTGGGCATCAAACGTGGACTTTGGTAATAACGTTACACAAGAAGTTGACTTATATACAGGTTATATAGTTGACATGGGAAAAGTATCGTATGATGCTGGACTGATGTACTATCTATATCCTGGCCAACCAGAAGGTTCTGACTTCAATTTTCTTGAAGGCTCAGTTGGAGTTGAATATGCATTATCTGAAAAAATCTCTGCGGGAGTAACGGGAAGATACACACCTGATTGGCAGGGGTCAACAGGATATGGTGTCAACGTTGAAGGTGATGTAACATTTGTAATTGGTAGTGGAATATCTTTATCAGCAGTTGCTGGAAAGCAAACTGTTGAAGAAACCAACAGTTGGGGAACACCCGATTGGACTTACTATCAAGTAGGTGTTACCAAATCATTAGGAGCCATTGATGTATCAGCATCTTGGGTCGATAGTGATTTAACTGCATCAGAATGTTTTTCTGGCTCGAATATATGCGAAGGAAGAGCCCTTCTTTCTGTATCAAGTAGTTGGTAATAAAGAAAGACATTAGAATAATAAAGGGGGTCATATGACCCCTTTTTACTTTACATTGATGAAAAGGTATGTTATAATAGACTATGGATTTTTATACATCAGTAGAAAAGCTAGGCGATAATATTTTATATGTTGGTTATGAAGATAACGTAAGAATAAGAAAACAAATAAAATATAAACCAACAGTATTTGTACCCACCCGAAAGAAGACTGAATACAGAACATTGCTAGGCATTGCAGTTGCACCAGTAAAGCCAGGTGGCATGAGAGAAACAAAAGATTTCGTTGATAATAATACAGTTTCAAATCAAAAGATACATGGCAATACAGATTTTGTTGCTCAGTTTATTTCAGATAAGTTTCCAGATGGTTGTGAGTTCGATAGAAATAAAATCAATTCTACTTATATTGATATCGAAGTACAATCTGACAAGGGGTTTCCACAACCAGATGAGGCAAGACACCCTGTAACTGCTATCACTATTAAAAATAATCTTAACAATACTTTTATTGTTTGGGGATTAGGTGATTATGAAGTTTCTGAATCAATTATAAAAGGTCGTATAGAATATAATAAATGTAGCAATGAAAAAGAATTACTAACAAAGTTTCTGACTCATTGGTCTGCAAATGTACCTGATGTTATAAGTGGTTGGAACGTCAAGTATTTTGATATACCTTATCTTGTTAATCGAGTAAGAATATTATTTAATGATGATACTACAAAGAAATTTTCAATACATAAAATAAAACCAAGAAGAAGTCAATCAAAATACGAAGATAATTATTATCAGATATATGGAACAACAGTATTAGATTATTTACAGTTGTTTAAGAAGTTTGCATTATATGGTATGCAAGATTCTTATAGACTTGATAACATTGCTCATGTTGTACTTGGTGAAAAGAAACTTGATTATTCTGAATATTCATCATTGAATGAACTTTATATTAATAATCATCAGAAGTTTATTGATTATAATATTAAAGATACAGAATTGATTGAAAGACTTGATGATAAGCTAGGACTTATATCTCTCATACTAACATTATCATATAAAGCAAATGTTAATTATGATACAGCGTTTGGTTCTACGAGAATTTGGGACACTTACATTTACAATATGTTAAGAAGAAACAAACTTGTTATTAGTCCACAGAAACCTGTATTGAATGACAGACAGATTGAAGGTGCATATGTAAAAGAACCTATTACTGGTATGCATGATTGGGTTGCATCATTTGATTTGAATTCACTTTATCCACATTTGATTATGCAGTATAATATATCTCCTGAAACGATAGTCGAAGAAGTTATACCCAATGTTACAGTAGATAAGTTGTTGAACAGAGAAAAATATAACATACCCAAGAATAGAGTCATGTCAGCAACTGGTCAGTTGTTTAATAATAACAAGCGAGGTATATTCCCACAGATTGTTGAGTATATGTATTCTGAAAGAAAAGAAATAAAGAACAAGGCATTAGAGCAGAAACAAAAACTTGAAGATTTAGATACAGATGATGTAAGAGTAAAATACGAGATTGAGAAGAAAATATCTCATTATGATAATGAGCAAATGGCATTAAAGATTTTGATGAACAGTCTTTATGGTGCAATGTCGAATGAATACTTTCGTTATTATGATGTACGTATGGCCGAATCAATTACTATTTCTGGTCAATTAGTGATACGCTGGGCAGAGAAAACAATTAATGAATTTCTTAACAAGACGTTAAAAACAAATACAGATTATGTTCTTGCTATTGATACAGATAGTTTATACGTGAGATTTAATGAATTAGTTGATAAAGTTATTGAGAATGGCAACAATAAAAAGATATGTAAGTTTATTGACAATATGAGTGAGCAGTCGATTATGCCTGTATTCAAAGATACGTTTGATGAATTAAAAACATATATGAATGCTTA